TATTTGTATTTGATGCGTACACAACTCCGTTAGAAGTAAACGAAGTCTGCCCCGTGCCGCCAGAACTAGCAGGAAGAGCAGTGCCAAGTGTTAGTGATGATAGGTATGTGGTTACATCAAGAATGATAGTGGCATTATTAAAAACAGCCATTGTTGTACAGAAGGAATAGCTATGCCAGTCCCTGTGGAATTTCTAATAGTGATTGTGTCTGCTAAACCATTATTAACAATGTACTGTTTCTCAATTGCAGAGACAATTAAATTCCTCGCGCCGCCAGAAGTACCAGTTAGATTTAAACGAAGGTTACGTCCTGTCTGAGAAGCATTAGTATCTGTTAGAGTTAACGTGACATCTGCGCTAGAAAATGGCACATCAGCACTGCCTGTGATGGCTTCTTCAATAGCCGTACCAAGATTGGTGTTTGTTGTATTGCCCCAAGTGCCCGCCTGGTCACCATTCCCAATTAACTCAATCTTAAGGGAACTATATGTACTTGCCATGATCTTTCCTTACGTTAAAGTATCTATCTCTTGCCAGCTTGCATTTTCAGTATTGTTTATTAATGCCCAACCGCCAGAAACATTACTGTTAATCTGCGACCAACTTACATTCTGCGTAGTGTTAATTACGCTCCACAAATTACCAGAAGCATCATCAGCAATTAATGACCAACTTGCATTCTGTGAATCATTAATTAAATTCCATAAGAACTGCGCAAACCAGTAATCATTTATCGCAACACTTTCAGCTATATTTGCATAAAAAATAGCGGTTGTTATAAAAGATTCAGATGCACTTACAAATTCTTCTATTGATGTTAAAAAAATTATATTTGAGCTAAACAAATCATCGCTCAATACATTTTCTTCCACAGATCCAACAGTAATGCGCGTTACGTTTATGCTTTCACTACTTAATACTGTTTCAGATATATTGTTAAAACTACCAAATGCACCAACAATAATTTCTGATATGTTTGTTGTTTCTCTTATATTTGAATATAAATATGCACTAGAAGATACTGTTTCGCTTGCGTTTGCAGTGTCGCTTACATTTCTAGAGTAGGTAGTAAATACAGAAATATTATCCTGAGCATTTACAGTATCTGATACAGATGCGCCAAGAACTACCGTTGAGCTAACAACATCAGAAGCATTTGCAGTATCAAGTACCGAGCTACTAAATATTACCGTACTAGAAATAGAATCTGAAACATTTGCTGTGTCGCTTACAACTATTCTAAAATTACCACTAATACTAATTGAGTCAGAAACATTTGCCGTATCACTTACAACTACATTTGCTGTAAATACACTTACAATTATTTCAGATACATTTGATGTTTCAGATAGGTTTGGGTAATAAACTGATAGCCCCCACCCAGCCTGGCCCCAGGTGCCGCTGCTGAAGCCGCCATCAACAATTGCCACACATTACCCCACAGCAACAATCTGGTCTTCCGTAAACCAACGCTCGTGATCTACATCATCCGAAGACCAAGAGACTAAATAATAAATAGTGCCATCTTCATCCATGCGCATTTTGGTAATTGGACCTTCTGGCGCAACAGTCTTAACCTTGACTACATCACCTTTTTTAAATGTTGACATGCCTATCCCCTATTAAACAGCATCAAGATTGAAAGAATAAGTCACGTTCAATACGTCACCACTGACCACCGTGCGGTCACCAGGTGATTGAAAGTCTGCCGCAGAAAACAACAACCCAGTTGTGCCTGTAGCAGCATTTGCCAAAAACGCGCCAGCAATAGTTGCATTTGCATTCATAGTAAATGATGCAGATGAAGATGAGTTATTGATGTTGGATGGATCTGCTAATGTAGCCGCACCAAAGGAAGCTGTTTTACGGTTGCCTGTATAGTTGGTGTTTTCTGCCCAACCAGCATGAGAAGCTAATGTATCGCCGCCAGAAAAAGTAGTAGATGCCGCAGTTCCGTTTACCAAGCCAACATACCAAGCAGCCGTATAAGCAGACCCGGAAAAGAATTGGGTATTCATGGATTGAAGACCTACGTTGGTCACCAGATTAGGTGCAATATCCACCCACTTTGTTTCGCCATTTTGGTCGTAGCAAGTAACGGTAAATGTTCCTCCAGCAGACAAGCCTTCTATAAAACCTGTTTTGCGTTCCACATCACTTGAGACAAACTCGCTAGATTTGGATTTTTCAATAGCCATGATTATTCCTTACGTTATACGAATAAGCGCACTGGACGCTGTGTCCGGCGGCAAAACTACAGTAAATGTATTGTTACCCGCTTGAATTTTATCTGCGCCAAAATCCAAAACAGCTATCGAAGCATTTGATTTTGTTGCGTTGTAAATCAAAGCGCCCCTAGTAGTAAATTCAGCAGGATTCCAAGTTGGATTATCAAAACTTACAAATACCGTATTGCTGTTATTTTGAATAGTTACGTTTGATAATTGCTTACCGCCAACCGTATACCCAGTACCAGTAATCTCATTGTCTGTTACATACGCCGTTGTATCCTGATTAAGCGTTGCATAAGCGGTATACAGCGACATCTTTAACGTATCAGATGCAATGTTCTGGAGTCCATTTAATATGTCCACCTTGAAGCTTGTAGTCAATCCTTGATAGATTGTCATGTAACTCTCACTCTAACCTGACCGCTACGGTACGCATCCTGACGCTCCAGCCCATCACCCAGACGTTTGAGTTCACCAACAGCCTCTGCATACTTGGCCTCTACGTTAGCAATCAAGTCCTGCTCGCCCTTCATAAACAAATAAGCCTCGCGCAGGGAGCCATATAACAATACTGGATCATAGTTATCGCCCAGCCAGCTCGTGCCAGCGTCAACTATTGATGTTGGGTAGTAGTTGTAATGAAGTTCTACTGTGTAGCTATTATCCGGCGTTGGACCAAGAATAAGTGATAGCTCAGTTGTAATTACATTGCTAGTAACTGTTGGACCAAAAATTGCGTAGTAGGCTGGCAGGCCAGTATCGTTAGGCGTTGGATATGCTTCACGAATATAGTTCACATCTTTGTTTAATAAATAACTTGATTTCTCATTTGCTGTTCCAAAATTTTGAATAACCGCCATTGAATAGACGGAGAGGAAGTCAGAAGGCGTAGACAAATACTTGTTATTAGCACTCAACGTGCCGTATTGATTCTTACGTAATGGAGGAATTTGTACAGAGTTATAAACGCGAGTTTCCGTCTGCCGAACGAATGTTGGGACAGCAGCTTCAAACTCAGGAGAAAAGTTCTCTGTGTAAGTAAGAATAGCGTTGTATAACTCGGTGTAGGTCATTATGCCATTGGTCCTCGGCACATCGTGCCTTTAGTAGCCGCACCAGCGCCGCGCATCTTAATGCCATCAGTCTTGGTAGGTTTAGTATTACCCTTACTTAGACCGGCAACAGATATATTCATATCATCCATAACCTTAGTGCCAGTGGTGTAAGCAGAATCAGCCTGGATGGTAGAAGCTTTGCCCTTCATGTCATGCGGGGCAGCATACACATCAGCTTGGCCTACTTCTTTACCTTTTACCTTCTGCGAAAAATTAGCCATTATCGACCTCTACCATTAGATTTTTGGTTCATAACACGGGCAATATTGCGTCCATATTTTTCCATGGATTCAGTAGTTACGCCACCTTTTGCCATCTTGTGCATACGCTTTTCGTGGCCTTTGACAGCCTTGTTAGCTTCAACATCAGCAATCTGTTTAACCTTTTTTGTGTCCATCTCGCACTCCTAGTTTATGGTTACGTTTGAAACTGACGTACTAGCTACCAAATTATTTGGTGTCAGTCCATCGTCTATACCTCTTGCGCCGCCTACTGGATTCCAACTCCACTGTATTACTCGGCTACCACCACTAGGATAACCATTTTCACTTACCAATGGACCAGATTGTATGTCCGTCTGTAAACCTGAATATCCAGATTGCCAGTAAGAGTTATCAGGCCGTGGCTCACGTACAGCCTGCGGATCATTTACCGGATATAAACCCAAACTTAATTGAGGCTGATCCGGCTCCCAACATGTTTTGCAAACCTTGATGTTGACGTTCTTTGTCTTGATCGTCAGCTTCTTTAATTCTTTCAGCAAATATCTAAAACCACAACGGTCACATTCCGATATCGCTTTCTTACCAGCCGTATACTTACTTGGCATACATCACCTGTAAGTAATCATGCGAGGCACCAAACGATCTGGCGCTTTCTCGCGGTCTTCTCCT